ATACACAACTGATGTTTACGATGAAAAACAATCTTCTTACAAAAAATCTCATAAAAAGTTTATTGATGACATGGGATTATAAATTTTATATTAAGAACTTAATAATAAAATCCGGACTAAGTTCGGATTTTTTATTTCATAGTATTTATTTAATATGGCAAATGGAGTAACATATGGTATTACTTTTCCTTTTAAAGATTCTTTTAATGGTAAGTTTTTAGATTTAACTGATACTAGTGAAGAAGAAATTAAAAGTAATTTGATTCATTTACTTTTAACAAGAAAAGGTAGTAGATATTTTATGCCAAATTTTGGTACAAGATTGTATGAATATATTTTTGAGCCATTGGATAGCCCAACATTTGACCAAATAGAATCTGAAATTAAAGAATCGGTTGAAACTTATATTCCAAATTTACAGGTTACTTCAGTTACTGTTGGAGCCGCAGATGTAGCAACTGATTCCCTACAAATAAACAACAAACAAGAAAGTGAGTTTAATTTTACCGCAACACCTGAGGCTCAATATACGGCTAAAGTTAGAATAAATTATAATATTACAAATAATGTATTTAATACTACCGGATTTGTAATTATTAATATATAATAAAATGATATCATATACTACAAGAGATTTTCAATCCATTAGATTAGAGTTAATAAATTACGTAAGAACTTATTATCCTGATTTAATTCAAAACGTAAATGACGCTTCAGTTTTTTCAGTTTTACTTGATTTAAATGCTGCAGTGACTGATAACTTAAACTATCACATTGATAGAAGTTTACAAGAAACTGTTTTACAATTTGCTCAACAATCAAGTTCATTATACAATATTGCAAGAACATACGGTTTGAAAATTCCTGGTATGAGACCGTCAATATCAATTGTTAATTTTTCTATTCAGGTTCCTGCGTTTGGAGATGCTCCTGCCGTTCAATCAAACAGTGGTACTTTACCACCACCTGACTCGGCTTATTTTGGTGTATTATCAAAAGGGAGTCAAGTTATTGGTGCTGGGCAAACATTTGAGACTTTATATGATATTGATTTTGGAAACGATTTTAATGCTGAAGGATATGTTAATAGATTAGTAATACCTAATTTTAACGCTAACAACGTATTAATTAATTATACCATTACAAAACAAGAACCAGTAATTAACGGTATTACAAAAGTTTTTAAAAGAGTTATTAATACTCCTGAAACTAGACCATTCTTTGAATTTTTCTTACCTGAAAAAAATGTTTTAGGTGTTACAGGTGTTATTTTAAAAGACGGAACAAATTATAATAATATACCATCTGCTCAAGAGTTTATGGATAATACAAACTTAGTAAATAAATGGTTTGAAGTTGATGCTCTTGCTCAGGACAGAATTTTTATTGAAGACCCATCTAAACCAAAAGATGAGACAGGTGTTAAGGTAGGTAAGTACTATAAAACAAATCAAAGGTTTATTACTGAATATACACCACAAGGATTTTTAAAGTTAACGTTTGGTGGAGGTAACACATCATCAGATGATTTATTAAGAGACTTTTCAATTAATGGAGTCCCATTAGATATATCAAAGTATCAAAATAATTTTTCACTTGGTTCCACATTGAAAGCTAATAGTACTTTATTTGTACAATACCGTGTAGGTGGTGGATTAGTTAGTAATTTAGGACCTGGCTCAATTACACAATTAGGAACTGTTAATTTTAATGTTTACGGAAGTGACCAAAATAAAGTAACTGCAGTAATTAATTCGTTAACTTGTAATAACGTTACAGCTGCTATTGGTGGGGCAAATTACCCAAGTATTGAAGAAATACGTAACTTAATTTCATTTAATTTTGCGGCTCAAAACAGAGCGGTTACGGTAAATGACTATGACGCAATTATTAGAAAAATGCCATCTAGATTTGGTGCGCCTGCTAAAGTTGCAATAACTGAAATTGATAATAAAATAAATGTTCAAATATTATCTTACGATAGTACAGGTACACTTAGTGAAACAGTATCAAATACTTTGAAAAGTAATATTGCAACCTACTTGTCAAACTATAGAATGATGAATGATTACATTCAGATAAGTTCGGCAAGAGTTATTGATTTGGCTTTTGATATTTTTATTGTATTAAACAACTCACAAAATCAGGGTGTTGTCATTTCAAATATCATATCAAAGATAAACACATATATGAACCCAAGTAATAGGGGGATGGGTGAAAATTTATATATTTCACAATTAAGAACTTTAATACAAAGTGAACAAGGTGTAATAACTGTTTCATCAATTAATGTTTATAATAAAGTTGGTGGTTTGTATTCATCATCGCAAGTATCACAATCTTATTCAAATCCTGAGACAAAAGAAATTAAGATAATTGAAGATACTATTTACGCTGAACCAAACCAAATATTCAATATTAGATACCAGGATAAGGACATTAGAGTTTCGGTTAAGAATTTAACTACAGTTAATTTTAGTTAACATCATTTATTTTTTGAAAATCGTGTGTAAACTATTTATTAAAAAACACACATGTCTTCATCTTACAGAATTAAAACAGAGTTAGGGATTGATAAAGTAATTCAGGTAAAACTTGAACAAAATTTTGATACACTTGAATTACTATCTTTATATATAAATCCAAATGATGTTTATACAAGAGCTTGTGCAGACTACGGAGTAGTTGTCGGTAGAGTTTTTTGTAATAACGGATTTGGTATACCTAATGCTAAAGTATCTATTTTTATTGCTTTAGATGACGCTGACATCAACGATGCGGTTATTAGTACATTATATCCGTACCGAGCATATAACGACGTTAATGAAGATGGTTACAAATACAATTTATTACCTTACACACCCTCTTATACAGGACACGTTCCTGTTGGGACTTTTCCTGGTAGAGATGATGTTTTAAAAGATAAGACAGTTATACAAGTTTATGACAAATATTATAAATTTGTTGTAAGTACAAATGGTTCAGGTGACTTCATGATTTTGGGTGTACCTCCGGGACAACATACTTTATTCATGCAAGTTGACTTATCAGATATTGGTGAGTTTTCATTTACACCTGCGGATTTAATTAGAATAGGTAGAGGAACACAAAGTCAATTTAATGGGGCTCAATTCAAGTTTTCTGAAAATTATAGTGAGTTACCTCAGATTGTTACAATAAGTAAAACAATACAAGTTGAGCCATTTTACGGAGAACAAGAAACATGTAATTACGCAATATCAAGAACTGACTTTGATTTAACTGCCGAGTCTCAAATAACAATTCAACCAACGGCTGTTTTCATGGGGTCTCTTGTTTCAACTGCTGACGAAACTAAGTTAGGATATAACAATATCTACGACAAGTGTAAAATACCTAAAACAATGGGTGACCTGTGTGATTTAACCTCAGGACCTGGACAAATTTTAGCAATAAGACAAAGTTATAAAACCGATAGTAGTGGATTACCTATTTTAGAAAAAGTTGAATTAGAAAACGGTGGAAAAGTTATTGATGAGAATGGTACTTGGCTATTAGAAGTACCAATGAATCTTGAGTATGTTTATACTGATGAACAAGGAAATAGACAAATAAGTAATAATCCTGAAATAGGTATTGCGACAAAAGGAAAATATAGATTTAAAGTTAAATGGGAACAAGGACCTGAGCTTTCTGAAAGTACTAAAAGAGCTTATTTTTTGGTTCCAAATGTTAGAGAATATGGATGGGGTGATTCAGGTGACCCATATTTGGGTTATCAGTTTAACGAACAAATTGGAACACCTGTTATAGTTTCAATACCTTCAGCTTCACCTAATGATAACGGTAATTACATTTTTCTATCTCAATATTTAAATCCATTAGACACTGGTAAAATTTACAGATTAACGGGTACATTAAATGTTGAAAATTTTCAGATTTTTTATTCAGACGGTACACAGTATACATCACAAAACATAAATCCAGAAGATTTTACATCATTATATTTTGTTTATGATAGAATTGATAGTGGTTCAGATGCCATTATTAACTTTTTAAAAATTGACAAAGATAGATTTTTATTAGAACAATCTTATGCATTTAGTTTAGATTGGACAGATTATGTAAATGTAACTGACGCTATAAATTGCGAAGATACTTTTATGGAACTTCAGTACAACAAAGTTTATACTGTTAGTCAGTTAATGGATAGATATGTTTCAGAAAGGAGACCGTGGAATACAACAGGTATTAAAAATATTTTAGATGATAAATGTACAGGACAATATAATAAATTTCCAACTAACGATGCGTTTTTCAGAGTTAATTTTACTTACATACTATATAATTTAATTTTTGAAGTTTTTAGATATATTGCGATAATTTTAATGATTGTCTCTCATATTTTAGGATTTCTATGGTTAGTTGTTGGACCAATTTTAGCGTTAATTGTTTCATTAATTCAAGGTCTTATTTATGGAATATGTGTTACAATAAATTGGTTTAGAAGAAGATTTGGTAGACCTGAAAGAACTTGTAATACACCAGTAGATGTTAGCTCATTTTTTACAGGTAATCCTTTTAAAAATCTTGGTTTACCTTTATTATTATATACTGAAGATGGTTGCGAAAGATGTAATTGTAGACTAGA